AAGCCAGCAGCTGCAGCGAACTCACCGTTCTGATTGAACTGAACCTGAGTGTCAGATCCGGCAGCATCAAGGTTTTCAACATTGATGTTTGTAATACCAGAACCGTCGCCACTAAAATAAGAAGCAGTCAGGATGTTAATACCAGTAACGTCTTTGGATGCGTCCAGGACAACAGCCTTGGAAGCGATCGCAGTACCAGCGGTTACGCCATCAACGTAACCAAGCTCGGTTGCGCTAAGTACGACGGTATCGATGGTAAAACTTGTATCACAAGCCAAAGTACCACCGACATCCAAAGAACCCATGGTGGAAGCACCAGTAGAGGTGATAGCACCACAACCAACTGTGCCAAGAGTCGCAATGTTCTTGCTACCATCCAGCACAACAGCCTTCGACGCGGCGGCGGTACCAGCAGTGATACCATCAACCTGCACGAGATCGGCAATACTTAATTCTAAGCCGGGACCTTCAATGTTTGAAGCTCCAGCCAAAGAGATATCGCCAGATGCAGACAGCGAAGAAGCGATTACTTGTCCTGCGCCGCCGTATACAACAGCTTTGCTATTAACAACGGTACCCGCTGCAGCAGTATCGAGCAAGTTAAGCTCGGCGGCAGTAGCTTTAACCACAGCCCCAGCAAGTTTAAGACCAATGGTCGATGCGTTAGCTTCAACGAGATCTAAACTGCCCGAACCATCGTACACCAGTCCACTGTCACCAGCGAACTCGCCATTCTGGTTGAACTGAATCTGTGTGTTCGATCCAGCAGCATCAAGGTTTTCAACGTTGATGTTGGTAATGCCTGCGCCGTCGCCCCAGAAGGTCGAAGCAGAAACCGATGTTTCAATATCAAGCGCATGGCCAGAGATCAAGCCCGAACCGGAGATTGTGCTTGCACCAGCAATTGCACCAGCAGTTGTGATACCGTTAGAGAAAACAGCAGCAGCCTGGAAAGTAGGCACGCCTTCAACATTTAAAGTACCATCAATATCAGTGTTACCGCTTGAGTCAACACTAAATTCAGCATTTGTAATGGATCCAACCGTTAAGTCACCAGACGCATCGATTGTGGTTGCACCAGCAATTGCACCAGCAGCAGTAATACCGCCAGACTGAAGTGCGAGAGAAGTGCCGTCGATAGCATCAAAGCTACCTGCAGCACCGGAGATAGTACTTTCTCCTACGAGTGCATCTTCGAAGGTGGTTGCACCCTCAAGGCGTGCTACACCTGTTTGAAATTTATATGCCATTTTTAAATCCTCCTATAGATTAATGACGAAACGGGTGAAAAAATCATAAAATAATAAGTGAACGCTCATCGGAGGAGTAAGGATTAAATATAGGTATCCACATCCGTTTTCTAATACATATAGGGAGCAGGGCGCCCAAAAGATATATTATTTCCATTAATATATAAACCAATTTGAGCCGTTAGAATATAGCAACAGAGAACCATAAGGAGATTCCATAGTTACGGTGGTGTCCCCATCTATGGTTTGTGCGGCAGCGCCACTTAATAGAATAGTGTCCGTTACGCTGGTGGCCCCCGACTCATCTTTTATAACGAGGACCTGTCCTTCTGCGAACAAGGTTGCATCAACTTCAATTTCTGTTGGAACGGCGCTTACCCCCAAAATATAATCAGCTACAGAAGCTGTATACACACTTGAAACGGTAGTATGTTTATGCACAAGTCCCCCCGAAAGGTGGGTGTTGCCGGCAGTAGTTAAAGTATGGCTTGGTACGCTCGTTCCAATGCCCACCCGGTCGGTGGACCCCTCAACAAACAAACTAGCCGTATTGTTGAGAGTTCGTACTTGAAAGTCTACATCGGCACTAGCGGAGTTGAAGACGGCCCAGTCTCGGCCGTTTTCATCAAACTCTAAAAAGTTAACATTGCCAGCTTTAAACTGCATAGAGTCTGAGCCTGCTTGGCCGAAGCGAATAAAGGTATCGCTATCATTATGAACAAAAATATACCCGCCGCCCATTGAACCGACCGATAAATATCCTCTTACATCGAGGGCATATTGCGGATCGTCTGTGCCGATTCCAACCGATTGTCTTGCTGCTCCATCGGATCCTCGTGAACCTGTTACAAACAGGGCGGGCCCTAGCGTGGTACTTTGGGCGTTATCAATGCGAAATGCAACATTGTCATCCGAAGAGGAAAGAGCCATCGTACCGGAAAGAACCATAAAACTAGTCGAAGAGTCATAGGTGAGATTAGAGGAGCCCCCAAAAGTACTCGCATTGTTAAATTGAATTGAATTAACCGGCGGCGCAGGAGACGTCGTAGCGCCATCCCCTGCTGCAAGTACAACATTATTGTTCGTATCTAGAGACAAATAGCTGCCTGGGCCGGCCATTGATCCAGAGGTAGGCTGAAGGCTCATGAGCGATGATGATAAAGTTGTTAGTTCTGCCAGGGATCCCGTGTATGAGCCCGTCAGGGTGGTACCATTAAAAGTTAAATTGCTAGAGCCAGCGAAGTCGCCGGCACTATTAAACTGAACGGAACTAACGGGAGTAGCAGGAGATGTGGTTATCCCACTTAAGTTTGACCCATCCCCATAGAAAGCAGAAGCCGAAATGTTAACACTAGCCGACACTGAGCCACTTACCGAAACCTGATGATCTGGAGCTGTCGTTCCGCCAATAGCCAAACTACTCGTCACATAAGCACTAGATCCGTTGATCGTGGTGAAAATACCCCCTAATCCTTCGCCAAGTGACGAGGTAACGACTATGTTATTATTTACATCCAGGGCCAGGTAACTGCCGCGGCCGGCGAGCGATCCCGAAGTTGGTATCAAGTTTACCAGCGACGCCGATAAGCTTGTAAGCTGTGCCAAGGAGCCGGTGTAAGAGCCCGTTAGGGTGGTCCCATTAAAAGTTAAATTGGCGGAGCCGGCGAAGTCGCCGCCGGAATTGTATTGAACCGAATTTGCAGGCAACGCGACGGCGCCGGCGGTAGAAGTAATCGTGAGGGGGCCCTGGCGGCCGCCGTCTGTCAAGGTGATTCCGGAACCAGCTGCTAAATAACGCCCCTCAGTCAGGCGAGACTCCGGCGTCATAGTGATATAGGTCGCAGCTACCGGGAGGGCTGGTCCGGGGCGAGATGCAGGGGCCGCAGACCCATCGGCGAGGACGGCGGCGGATTCTCCCGGCCGCGTGACTGCGGGCATTACTCGGAAAGAGTCAGTTCGTGCGCGGATGCATTCCGCACTAATCTGAAACTTGTGCTCTACCTGTCCAAAGTAAAACCGTGTATCGTTATAAGTACGGACAATTTCATAGAACTGGTCGCCGTATTGTACAAAGTCACCCACGCGTACGTAGAGATTTTGATCAGCGGTAATGCGCTTTTCACTAAAGTTAACTGTTAGTTTAGTCTGGTATTCATAACCATATCTATCGTTGCTTTGCTCGTTCTCTACCTCAACATAGGCATAGACGCGGACAGGGGGCAATGATATTTTATCAATTGCCTCCCCGTAGATATCATTGAAATTAGATTCTTCTAAGCTTATTGGATAATAAGCAATAGGTTGTCCAATGACTCTTTCGGCAAGCTCATCATTGACCTGTTTAACAAGGTCACGTTCTTTCTTGCCAAAGAACATTGGGGGCGGCGGCGCTTCGGGTTGATCCCATTTATTATTCGGATCGGACATTTAATCTCCTCCCACAATAAAGAGAATCACATGTAATTAGTCTCCACTTGCCTGATGATGACTCATCGTAGATCATTTCCCGGCATGGCCCCAGATTCTCTCTGCGTTAACCAACGCCTAAGGAGCCAGTCCAGTTAACATTGGGGCTCACAGCGCCGGCGCCTCCGGGGGAAAGGGAGGGGTTATCAATGCCAGACGTAGCAATAAAGGTCAAGCCTGCCATGACATCTACACTGGCTGCGCCGGCGAGGTGCAGCTGGGTAATCTTAAGTTCGAGCGGTTCGGTAACAGAGCCCGAAGTTAATGTAAAATAGTTGGTACCAGCGACGCCTGCGGCTGAAAAGCCAACTTTGAGGTCGGACGCTGTATTGTTTTTCACCCTCACCCATCGGGTAACCGCCGGGAACTCTACTACCGCAGCCGTGCTGGCATTGATAGCTCCTGTTACGAACGGTCTTCCCGAGACCTGGTAGGATCCCACATTTCCGATCCCTGCTTGATATTGAAATACTGCCATAGTTATAACTCCGTCTAATAAATAGCACGCTACAGCGTGTTTTATCTAAACAATTTCTTATCTAGTTTTCTTTGTAGCTTCTTTGCCTCTCTGCGGGCCTTGTCACTTTTAAGTTTACGCTGCACACTGGGCTTGATGTAATGGGATGTGCGGGCCTTGTAGCGTTCGACCACCTTGTCGCGTTTACATTTTTTAATAAACCGTCGTATAAGGCGCTCCGACGATTCTCCTCGTCGTAATTCTACTACTACATTAGTGGCCATACTATTGTCACTTTCCTTCTTTAATTTCGTTCATGTGGGCGTTCCAATTCTTGCCTACAGAGCCAAAAAGAGCTGTAATGTCAACCCCTTTGTCGCCAGGGGCTTGTCCGCTTAAGGGTGCCGCCTGTTCGTCCGGGCTGGCCTGATTCGGTGCTGGGGATGTTCCCTCGAAGAGATCTACACCGTTATAGCTTTTGCCGCCGATCGCAGCCATGAGCTTGTTTTTATGTTCTTTTAGTTTTTTTGACTGCTCGGATGTAAACGCGTTACGCTGCATTCTTTCTCTAACAGGATTCGCCGTGGGTGCCGGGGCGGCTTCCACAATAGGCGCGGCAACCGACACGCCTTTTACTACTTCAGCAATAATTCCTGAGATAAGCCCGTCTTCTAAGAGTGACTCTTTGATGCACTCTTGAACAAGAGGCTTCAGAATCTTTTTCAGTTCTGACTTTTTCATTTTACACCTGCTAATACTTTCATTCTGTTTAGTTGTTGTTCTTGGAAAAGCATCTTCATCAACTTCATGCCGCGCTTAACCTTGCCATCTTCTTTGCTTTCCTCTAAAGAGTCCCAGAGGTCATTTATGATCTGGTGGGCCATGGTGATATGCTTGCCATCGACTAGTCCCAGGCGGCCGGCCGCTAAGAGCAGGAATTCCCACAGCGGTGGATCAAAATCGCCGCGCGGTGGCAAGACAGGCCCATCTTCGAGCCAGACATATAGGCCAGATTTGACTCCAGGGAAATCCATACCAGGAATATCGCTCATCCTAGGTGAAGCTTTCAAAACTTGATCCAGCATCTCCAGATATTCTTCTGGGGCAAGCATAAGAATCAAATCAATGCGCTCTTTTTCCGACATGTCATCCCACTTATCCATCATTACTTCGACGACCTTTTCCCGGCCGCCGGGGAGCTTATCTATCAATTCAATTCCTGGCACCTCATCCAACAAAGAAGATAGTGCTTCAGGCGTGATTTCTTGTTGAGAGAGCACGCGAATAATCGGTTCAAGGCGGTCCACCCACACCATCTGTCCCTCATCTAAGGTCAGCGAGAGAACCCACTTTAGCACGCTCACTATAAACTCAGGGTCTTGCACATCTATCCCACTCAGATCTTCAAGTTCTTCCGCCTGATCGGCCACGGATTGAGCTAATCCGGGTGGCAGGTCTTCGTCGTCTTCGGCACCAAATAGATACTTCCACAGCGCGTAGAGCCCTGCGGTTCCGGCGAGTCCTGCTAGGATCCCAATTGTAATCTCTTTGCCGGTGGGGATGGACTTGAGATTGCGAACGACCTCTGAGTCTTCTCTGTCGTCGCCCAAATCATCGAGGGCGCCGTCTTCCCAGAACCATTTGAAAGCCCAGGGATTCTCAAAGGATTCTTCTTCGCCTAGGCCCATATCCCTAGCTAACTTTAATAACTCCTGCTGGTATCTGTGAATGACTTCAGGGGGATGGCCCCTGCCGTCGTGGCCCATCATAGCCTCCATGTCGTCCCTGAGGTACTCGGCCGCCCGGGCGGACATGTTTTTGTAGAACTGAGCCCTGGTGTCTTCGTGGGCACCCAGAAGTGCCATACCCAAGGATCTCCTGAGTACCTCCTGAAGAAAGGCCTCCATACTCTGGTCGTCCAAAGTTAAGAAAAACTTATTGAATTCGGATGCATCGTCAGATTCTGGGTCAACTACGGGGGGAACTACGACAGTTTGCGTAAGTTCTTCTTCGTCATCGCCCTGCCTCACAGTAAAGAACTCAGGGTAGTCTAAAAAGTCCGCGGGTTGAAGTCCGTGGATCTTGCGGTCGGTTTCCACATTCGTGATTTCAATAGGATTCTCTTCGTCATCATCTGTAGAGGTTACTCTATAAGAAGTTCCGGGCTTGAGCAGGTTGTGGAGGAAATGCTTCTTCGAAGCCTTGGTGCCGAATGCCTCCTCTACGTCGATAATATCGCCCACTTGAAGCTCGTAATTTGCGACCTCTGGGGGCTCTTCGGGAGGCGGGTCGACGGGCGGTACAACAACTGTGTCAGTGCCGTCTTCTTCCTCTTCTTCGGGGTCTGCTACAGTAAGAATTGATGGAATTTCATCATCCTCTGATTCCGGCGACAGGCCAGTATTAATGCCCCCTCTCTCAAATGCTTTGATCATCTGATTCCACGCGCCGGGTAAAGCGTCGCGGATGTCGAGCATGAGGTCCCCCAACTGGGTTCCTCCCAGATCAAGATGGAGGGGCTCCGCGAAAGTTAAGCCCTGTTCACGCAACTCAAAGCCCTGCCCTCTTAGGAGTTTTTCTATTTCTCCAACTATTTCCTCTCGCTGGTCTCCGGTAGTTTCTACTCCGGCTTGGTCAGCAAGACTAAAAATAGTCGCCGTAATCTCAGCCATTGCGTCAGCGGGATATTGTTCCAGAGCTTCGAGAAGCTCTTCTTTTATCAGCCTCTCCAGCTCTTGGCGGCTTATCTTCATGGTTAGTCTCTCAGGATACTATCGATTAAGTTGATAATTTTATTACTTTTTTCAACCTGCTCATTCACAAGCTTGCTTTCGCTAAGAGCCATAAACGCATTCGGTGTCGAAGGCTCTGAGACAATGTCGAAGCAAATCAATTGAAAGTCATCCTCTACAATTGTTTGTCCCTGGTGCTCTTTTACGGATCCCATGCCGCGAGATGAGATGCCAATCTTGACGCCGGCGTCTACCAGCGAGCGAAGAATCTGTCCAGCCGGGGTGGCGAGAACCTTGCATTTACCCATCACAGCCGGTCCATCCATCCAGATATCTACAACCATATGAGAAACATTGGCTAAGTTAATAATAGAAGACTCCGGGTGGTCTAGTTCCCCTAGCGCCCGATTATCTTTAACCATCTCGGAGTATTTCTTTACTTCGCGCTCCATAATATCAGGCGGATACATGCGCTGATTTCCATTGAGGACACCACCTTCTTGGAGCTTGCCCGTAATGAACATGGCATTGTTTTCCCGAATTTCTCTCTTCTCGGCTTCCGTCAGTAGATCCTGACAGACGCCGCCTTCGCATAGTTCATAAAATTCTCGGAGAAGTTGTGCCATTGTTTATTACCGGTCCGAATTCACCTGGGACGCCATGAGCAAAATCAGAGCAAGTGCTCCCAGAGCGACCCCGCCGGACAGTCCTAGGGTTGTCATTGCGGCCGTAGATTTTGCGGCTGCAGCTGCGACCGATGGGAGAAATCCCGCGACGGCAAGTGCATTTCCCTCAATTGCCGCGGCTATTCCGCCGATGCCGAGTGCGGCTGAGCCGGCCATGGCGGCCGTGGCTGCTGACTCCAAATCCTGGGACTGTGGTCCCAGCTCGTTAATCTGTCCACCTTCAGCTGCTTGTTGGGCGATCGCTTGAATTTCAGGATTTGCTGTCTGCTCTTCAACAAAGTCCATGACGGCCGGCACCTTCATGAGTGCCAGTGCCATATCCTTAATGTCTTCGATGTTGCCTAGTCCGGGGACATCATCCCCCTCCCGCAATACTGTCTCGTGCAAGAAGTACCTTGGATCTATTCGTTTTACATTTTTTCTGCGCGCCATAATATTATTCCTTTAAAGTAGTCAACTGCCTGAGCAGCATCGTCGAACTGGTTGGATCATCCATTTTTTCATGATTGCTCACCTCCTTTGTGGACCACACGGATCCCGTAATCCTCGACCAACATACTCAAAAAGTATGATGTTCCAGCACTAATACAACCGCACATAAATGCTGTCATAGGCTGATTGCTAAAACTAAATAGTTCTGTATATGGACTTATGCCCCACAGAAACACACCGACCCAAAATCCCATACACAAGTGGCAATGGAATAAGCGGCCGAAGCCACCCCAGGAAGCACACTCTGGGCGTATCTTATTAAAGATATGTCCATGTATAATAATAAATGTCATGCCGTAAGCGGCAAGTATAAAATGTAGTAATTCCACTCTAATACCTATTGCGGAGGGGACTGTAGTAGTAACCCGGGGACTGCGAGCCCTTCTGGGCATACTGCGGCACTTCGCCATACTCGGTAGAATCACGATCGTCGGGATGCGTGTACATATCTTCAACTTCTTTCTCGTACTGATCGGCGACGCGCTCGTTCTCTGCTTCCTCAATGAGAAACTCAGTTATAACGAAAACTGCAGCCTGTAGTGGATTAACTTCTGTGTTCTCAAAGATATCCGCCTCAAGGGATCGGAACACATGTCCTCCCTGAACCGATGCGCGGTCGACGATACCTTTATCTGCTAAAAGCTCAAACAGGCGATTTTGATAATCATAAACATCTTCAGTGGCGGTTGTCTTGGGAAAGCTCACAACTTTATTTTGTTCCGGCATTACAGCAATATCAATCTTTTTGTGATCCATGATCAACAAAGAACCATCGAGTCCCTTGCGCGCATTAATTTCTATGGTCGCCTGAGGTCCACCGATCTTAATTTTAATCATTTTAAAGCCAGCTCCCGAACTAATTCTTGGGTTTGCAAAACCTTGTTTAGGTCTGTATCTACAAAGTCTCTCTTTCGAAAGCCCTCAAGATACTCTACTACCTCTGTTATCTTGGTAGAGACCGACCGTGATTTACTATCGTGTGCCGACAGCGTGGCCTTAAGCCGGCGAAGCTCTTCATTAAGATAAAGCCTGAGTTCAAATCCCTCGTCCGCAAAACTCGTGATATAACGATTTAATAAGTCTTTTTGCTCGGAAAGCAGGTTGGTGTACTTATCATTAAACTTGTTAATAAATGAATTATATGTTAGATTGTCCAGAGGCTGCAGGGTATCATCAGCTCTCGTTGAGGGCGCGGACGACATTCTGTCTACGATCATCTGTTCGAATAGGACTCTTTTCTTAACGGCGGCTTTAGAATTAAAAATAGCGTTTACCGAAGCTAAAGATTTAAAATTAGGAACAAAGTTCCCCCATACATCCGGGCTGACTTCCTTATTAATTGCAGCGATAATCCTACTTTGAGCACTAAAGATACTATTTTCATCCAGCGCTTGGTGTGCCACCTTAGTTTCATGGAGCAGTCGTTCTGCTACTTTCGGATGTATATTAACGGTCTCCAACAAAGCTGTGTATAACTCTAGCTCTTGTGCTAGGATGCACCCCTTGGAAAAGAACTCTTTAAGTATCGAGCCGATCTTCTGTTTGGTAGCTCGGTCTTTATTGACAACAGCTCTAGTGAGCTCTCGTGTTAGGGTCTCATAAATGAATGCGGTATTTCGTTTTTTATTGTGCTTCATCTTCTTGTGCCTCTTTTTTCTCTAATTGCTCGACTAACTTCCGAACACTGCGTGTGTTTTCGAGCAGTCGGGTCTCGCTAGTATTATAAGTAGATTGTTTTTGCTCTTCCAGACCAAACCTTACGTCTGGGATATAACCCTGAGGTTTTCGGGAGCGTGAAGTCTCGCCTCGGAGTGCCTCCACATTGTGCAGCGCCTTTATCGTTTTACTATTTGGTCCCGATCGTCCGGACCGGCGTTGATCTCCTCCGCGCTGGGCTACGGTTTTATAAGAACTCTTATCGTAGTCGCGCACATTCGCATCTCCTTCCTTCATATCATCTCGCCGCCCGGGTGCCGCCAGTAACGGGGACTCTTCTCCGGCCGGTTCTGCGCCACCGAGGTCGCCTCCAAGCTCGTCTCCCCCCAATTCGTCGCCACCCAGATCATCGCCGAGGCCCAGGTCATCGCCACCCATTTCGCCACCCAAAGCATCTTCGGCGCCTTGTTCAGTGACAGCTTCAAGAGCTTGCTGATACTTACGATCATAGAATGACTCCCGCTGGTTGCGCAGGAACTCATCATCAGAGAGTCCGAGGATGTTGTGTCCCACCCAGCGCTTGCTGTATGTCCCTTCGGGAACAGCATTTGCAACATCAAACTTGGTACGCATGTATTCCAGCTGCTGGAGTTCTGCAAGACGAGAAGGATTGTTAAGTTCTAATTCAAAGTTGATTAAATCGTCGCCGCGAAAGCCTAGGGTATACAAATGAACGACGCCGATCTTTTCTAGTTCAGCCACCACGGCGCGTTGCAGTCTCTGGATTGTGCGTGCGAAACGGATATCCTTCTGGGCCAAAGTGGTCTTGTCTTCATCAGCGCCTTCTAAGTTTGTCAGATAAGCCTGCGGCACTTTAATAGCAGCAAACAACTTATCTCTCATATACTTGACATCATCAATATCATTGAGGCTCGCTGCGCCTGGGAGGGACTTGATGTCGGAACCAACACCCCCTCGCATCGGAATGAAATAATCTTCTTCAAGTGACAAAGGATTATAACGAAGGTCCACGCGACCGGTGTTAGCGTCTACCAGCTGGTTGCGCTTCATCTCAGTTTTAACTTTTTCCATATATTGGGCTACATCCTGGGGTGGAATATTGCCAACATCAATCTGAAATATGCGGCGCTCAGGTGCACGGACAACTCGGTATGCAATCATCGCATCTTCTAACAAACACAGCTGCCGCCAGATGCGGCGAGCGGGGTCCAGGACTGAGGTGCCATAAGGCGCGTGGCGGTCGTTACCCAGAATTCTGAAGTGTGCAACCTGCCAGTTCTCGAATGTCATGCCAGCGCCATTCCACTGATACTGTATATAATTTGGGTTTGTGGGATCTTGTCCCTCTAGTCGTTCCACTTCATTATTGGGCATTCCAATGACCGAGGTAACTCCCATCTCATCATCGACGTCTAGATATAGAAAAAAGTCTCCATATTTACACATCGAGCGAGCCCAGCCGAATGCATTAAACTCAATGTTCAATACATCATAATATAAAGAATGAAGGATTGTTTTAATCTCAAGGTTAGTACACTTAACATTTAATAGGGGCTCAAACGAATTTGAAGTTGTCATCTCGTCCGCATAAATATCTATTGCAGACGCAATCTCTGGCATGTATTCCATCTGTTCAAAATCAATATATCGTTCTGCTCGGTTCTGACTGCGAAATGCGGCCGAGGTCAACATGTTGAAACTCTGACCCATATTATTATCAGCGCGTTTGAACTCCTGTCCGCTCATGGAACGGAAACGGTACCGATATTTATCTAAATTGCTCCGGCGGTCCTGACGAACATTTTGCTGCTGATAGTTAACCAGCGGTCCTGACAGTAATCTCGTCAACCTCTTAAACAGAGGAGATGCGGGGTTTCTCAAATTCTTGTCGTTTCTGGCCATTTCTTATCCTTTTATCAAAGCAAGGTATTGATCATTAAACGCCTTACCTTCTTGCGAACGTTGATTCTCTTTTGTCATTTTGTGTCCGTGCATTCCCGGGATCGTGGTCGAAATATTTGTTTTAGACGTAGAAATAGATGACAGCATCTGCTTATCGTATTCTACATTTTTTTGACTTTCCACAATCACCGTATCTCTTACCCAACAACCAATTGCAAAGGACATCACCAAATCATCGTTATAACTGCGCATTGCCTGTGGGCGCCCTGCTTTCCAAATAAATGTTTTCATTTCTGATAGTAATCGCGTTGAGTTAATCTTAATTAGTTTGTTTCTCATAAACTCTTCCATCTTCGCCACAATCAATGGTCGTGTTTTCGAAGACGTAGTGAAGCCGGGAATGACATTAGACTGCCACTGTGCCGCAACAGGGTCCACATATTGATGATCACCCTTTCGTGAATGATATAAGTTATGATACTCTTTATCCAGCAACTTTTTAAGTACCGCATAGCCTATGTTGTTGTTTTCTATAACCAACATGGGGTTACCATATTCTGATGCCACGCCATACAGGATGTCCGCAAAATCGTCGGGGGTGGGCTTGCCGACATATTCAGCTACGACTTCCATGGATTCCAGTTCCATGATATGAAAGGCGCTGTTATCTTTTCCGTCGCCTCGCGCGACATCTGCCACTATAAGATATGGTTTTGTTGCGTCATACTTCTTCCAAATCCAATAGTTGCGGTCGAAACCAGTACGATATTCGGGACCCACCACTCTTTCCAAATACCACTGAATATCGTCGGGATGAATAACCGTCTCGCCTGAAACATTGAAGTTACACTCTAGCTCCTGCGCAATCTGGCGTCTAGACATGTTTCTGGTTTCTTTATCAAACCAGGCTTTATCGCGGTCGGGATGAACATCCCACAAGAGCGTGGTCAGGTTGAAGGCATTTGTTCCGGCTTCGGCCTCGACGCAGTTCTGATGGAACCAGTTACCAACGCCATTAGGAGTGGAAAGAGCTATACAACGACCACCAGTAGAGAGGGTGGGATACAGCGCGGTCCAGAGTTCGCCAAGCTTTTCAACGTGGGCGGCCTCATCAATGACGAGCAATGACAGCGCTTCCGAACGGCCTGCATCGCCTGATGTGGAAGAGCCTTTGATCTGAGATCCATTTTTTAATTCAAAGGATGTGCGATTATCAATCTCGATATCACTGATCCTCATCCAATCCGGAAGATTCTTGATGATAGCTTTTACTTTTTTAACTAAGTTGGTGGCGGTTTGAAGTTTAGTGGCAACAACAAGGATATTCTTATCGCGATGAAAAAGCATCAGCCACGCAATATAGGCAGCTGAGATAGTAGATATCCCAAGCTGGCGCGCCTTAAGAATTATATTGAAGCGATAGTCGTTAAAGTCTCTCAGCATTTCTTGCTGATAGTCGTACGCCTTAAACGGGATCAGTCCTCTTTGGGGGTGGGAAATGCGACAATAGTTTATTGTAAAGTAAACCGGATCTTTGCCGGCCTTGACGATCTCTTTTAATATCTCTTGCTTTGTTAGCGCATTCCCCATAACATCCGCTACTTACCTTTGCGAGTATCGTTCTTTGGGCGCTTATTCTTGGGTCCTTGGGCTAGCCAGTCCTTCACGGCTGTATCTATGTCTCTCTTCTTCGCATCCTTTTGAAGATCATCGACAGCCTTAAGTCCGCCAATACGATAGTCGCAATGGGCCTGAACATCAGTCCGATAATTAGACATTCGCTGTACCAAGATGTGATGCTCACCTTCAAGGGTCAAGGTCAGAGTGTCGCCGGTAATCGCTTTGTATTCTTTCTTAAGAAACTTAACAATTTCCTTTAGTTGACTAACAACCGTATCTTCAAAATCGTTCTTCTTCACATCCTTGATGAGAGTTTCTGACTGATATGTGAGCCGCATGAGGGGTCCCATGAACTTGACCTGAAAGCCATCCATGACACGACGGTCATTGATAAAATGACCCTCTTCGCGCTTGAGTCCCGCTGTGCGGGCTTTGCCGTCTGCTGCCAGGTCCGCCGAATGCGCGCCGTCCCAAGCGCCGTTTGCAGCCGCTTGATTGATTCCTTGAATTATTTCGTATACTGTAGCCATGTTATTGTTCCTTATTAGGTCTCCACCCGGATTTCCATTTTTCTTCTCTTCCTTCGACCCACTGTATATAGCACTTGTAGCATGCTTCAAACTTATTCATATACATATCGTCTTGGGAACGAAAAGAATATTTACGACAAACAGGACAAGTCCTATTATGGTCTCTAGTAAGTAGTTTTTGGTTTATTAAAAATCCGTCTTCTTCTACTTTGTCCTGGGCCTCAGACAATTTAGCGAACTTCTGTCGCTCTTCTAGAGACTGTTGGATGTATTCTTTTTCTTTGTCCTCGGACCAAAAACGGGCCGGGTTGTTGATTGCCTCTTCACCATACTTTTGAGTTATGGCTTTTTCTAGTTTGGCAATGTAGTTGGGGTCTTTGCTCATTTTATCTCTTTTATTAGGTGTTGTATATTGAAGCATTACTATAGATAGGTCGCACTCTCATCTCGAACAGCGGATAGGCGCCACCGCACCTGAGAATATTGCTACCGCCGGAGGCATTGTAGCGCCGTGCGTACAAATACCAAATATATGTAGCACCGCTGGACAACCCGGTAACATAAAAGCGCGCAGATTTAAATCCACGTTGCTCTTGCTCAGCGTACCAAAATGCTCTCTCCGTACCGACAATTGTTGAATACCCCAGCGGGATATATGTCTTGTCGCCTGAAGTAGAAAGGGCCAAGTAGACATATGGTCCAGAGCCGCCGGTGCTGGTGTCTTCCTCCCAACAATCGACTTCAACCACCACTTTGCCACTCGCCGGAGCGGTGAAAGAAACCTTAGGGTCAGTAGTAGAGGTGTCGCCGCTGCTCCAAATAACTCTATATAAATCAGTGTTCGAGTTGGTAATTGTAAATGCGGTCGCCGTTGAAGGGTCTAAAATCGTCTGTGCTATAATTCCAGGGTCCCAGCCGGGTTTGATTTGTCCGACCGCAGTAGTGATGCCCTCGATATAGAGGTTACCATCCCCAGGACCGCTGGTGGTTGTTCCAACTCGTAGCCCATCAATGCGGGCAAAGTTTTGGACAAAAAGAGAGCCTGCAGTTGTTAAATTTCCAGCAGCAGTACACGCTCCATTTGCTACTGTAAACTCTGTTCCGCCGCTAGCATCGTACAAGACAATATTGCCGGTCCCGGCGATGCTAATTCTCTGGTGTCCTTCGGCATCCCTGATATAAGATGTTGCTGCGCCCATAGTTAGGTCGCCATCTATTACAAGACTATCAAACCTTTTTTTCACGTTTGTGGTGGTTGGATTATGAGAGAGTGGTGTATATGAGCCTGCCCAGGTTTGTCCGGGGGTTAAGTACCAATCTGATTTATAATTCTCATCGCCATCGCTACTACCATTAGTGATGGTCGCATAACAGCTCTGATTGGTGGCTGGTGTTCGTACATACAGTTGAGCCTGCTTGGTACCACTGGTTTCTTGGGTTAGAATGAAATCGGTGGTGTCCCACGCTACAGATCCCTCATCCTGTATAATGTCCACTTGGAGTTGAGAATTCGAGTAGTAGTATCGGCTCACCCACAAATGACAACGAGCTTGATATATTTCTGCGGAGCCCTCATTTCCCATCAATATCACATCAATTACGGCGGCGCCGACTTGATAACTGCTGTGTTCGAGATCTACTTCAGCTACCTTAACCCACTCATCTGCGGCACTAAGATCAGTGGAGATTGGGGCGCCCAAAGCTGACGTTACTCCTTCGCTCACAGTTAGTGCGCCGGCGATATCAAGATTACCATTTCCATCCAGGGTCATATTGGTAGTCGACGCAGCTGTTCCATTCGGCGTAGTCAAAAATTTCAATCTCGTCCCTTCATTTGATCCCTCAACAAAAGTCTCAGAGCACTCTGCTTTGATCACGGCGGGGGACCACGCAATGTTAGTTCCATTTTCTGTTGCTTGAAAAATAATATTACCAAGATCATCTCCATCCACAAGCGAGGCAGTCTCCCTTCTAAAAAACAAATCTGCGACAGCGGTACTCTTGATGAACAAGTCTCCACCATTTACAGTTAAATCGCCGGCCAGATTCACATCGTTGGTGGCGTCCATTGTGATGACTGTTCCGCCAGAACCCTTAATGTCGTTTCCTGTTACGGTTAGGTCTCCATCAATTTGAAGGTCTCCTGTCTGGGATAAAGCCGCTTTCTGAGCCCACCCATTTATTCGAAACTGCAGATCGTCGTTACTCGCCTTATTTCCAATAGCCCACTTGACCGTCGTATTTTCACTGAATATAACATTAGCTTCGCTGCCGGCTGCAGCATCCACTTCAATATTGCAGTGATCCGCCGTGTTTTGGACAAAAAGAGCGCGGTCGTTTGTTAGACCGGTGTTGCTCGTGCTGATCGTCGCTTTTGCTGCGGTCAGTGCGCCGGCGATTGTAACCAAGCCGTCGCTGGCAATGCGCATACGCTCTGTCAATGAATTGGAGCCATCCGCGGTGGTGCGGAACAGGAGGCGCCCGGGGGTGTCGTTTGATCCCGGGGTACCGTCTACTTCCGCCATAATGCCGGCCGTGGCGGAAGCAAAGTCAGTCCCGTCATAGGAATACCAACGAAGGCTACCAATAGTGTCGCCGTCCTGCACAATAGCTGGGCTAGCCATTGTTCCCCTAGCGCGTTGAAGAAGAATGTTGGGTCCATCAGTTACGGATGAATTGTTATATTGTGTGACGGATACTACAGCTTCGGCAGAGACATCAGTTGCTACCGTCAACAAGTGGGCCGGGGAGGAGTTCGGTCCCACACCAACGTTGCCGCCGCCGTAACCTAAAACTACATTGTCATCTTCATAGTGGTTTAAAGAAAGATATTGTCCATCCGAATCGATGATCATGTGTTCTGAAGAAACAGCTTTGATGCTGGCTTCACCGTTTGCTCGACCAAGGACAAGGGTGTCGCCGGATGTCGGCTCGGCTATAGTAAGAGTATTTCCATTAAAAGTTAACCCTGAATCTCCCTCTAGGGTATCGGTGTCTGTCCATATGGCAACTTGATTATTTGCAGGCGTTCCGGTGTAATCAACTAAATCGCCTGCCCACACTTTTGGATCGATTTCGTCTGTTACGATTGAAGATCCATTGTACACCAGCACAGTATCATCCGTACCACCCATCGCACCGACATTTGTTAAAACTATGTTTTTCGCGTTGAAGGTTACGGTGTCGCTGGAGGCGTTACCAAGAGTTGTGTCGCCCGTAATACTGGTGTCACCCGTAACCGTGAGCGTAGAGCCGTCAAAAGTTAGATTTGATTCAACAGCTGCCTCATCGGCATCCTTATAAGTAGCAACACCATTTGCCGTTGAGCCGTACCAGGAAATGCCTCCGCCGCCACCACCACCGGAACCAGTCACATTCTGCAGCAGTGACCCATCACCGACAAAGGCCGTTGCCGTAACGGTTCCCATGTTGGTTTCAATAAATTGTATTAGAGCCCCTTTGGACTGATAGATTACATCTTTACTCACTGCGTTACGATCTCCGTTGACAATGCAAAAATCCCCAACGAAGTAAGCGTTCCAATTCCAAAACCAAGCGCAACCAAGAATGGGCCTTGTCCGGGCTTCTGCTTTAAAACCAACTCTGTGAGGCGATCGTTCTCGGCTACTTTTAGAATCATCATTGATTCGTACTTGTCTTTCCAAGAGGTGAGTTCAATATCTTTATAATCTAGCTGAAGCTGATATTTCTCTTCTTGGATGTGGAGTTCGTAACTGATGCGTAGATCGCACTCTGCGCTTTCAAATTTCTTTTCTGTTACTAGTTTTGCGGCCGCATCAAGTGAGAGCAGAACCCCATCAAATGGCACGATATCTCCGGCCTCAATTGGCAACACAACATAATCCGGGAAGGTTTCAATTTCTTCCGCCAACGCGATGGCTGGTGCCATCATAAAAATCGCCAGATAAAGCGATAATATTTTCCTAAACATTATTCCATTCCAAAAGCTTTAGCTAGCTCTTTGGCTAACTTCTCTGGATCATTATAGCCTTCGTCCACAATTCTTTTAAGTTCTGCTTCCTTTTCTTTGTCCAGGGTTTCACCTCTTTTCTTAAACTCTTCTTCTAGCTGAGCCCTTCTCTTAAAGTGCTCTTCAAGTCTGGTGTTCTTTTCAATAATCTCCGTATTATGGATGTGTGCCAGCGTTTCCATTTCTTGGTCGTGCTGGTTCCTCTTGGCATCCATTAAGTCCAATACGCCGGCCAGGAAAGCTGCGTTTCGTGTGAGTGCCCCGATAAGACATGCACACAAAAAGAGTACTCCGACAACAATCACCCACCAAAATTTCTTAGCCCAAAGCCACACCTTCTTTGAAATTGTTTTAAGTTTTAATAATGCCATTATTTATAGCCCTTAAGCTTGGCAACAGCGTCAATAACAGTTTGACCACCGATATAAACCGTAGTAATAATTACCCAATCGCTGGAGGCCAGATCGGCAAACAACAGTAATCCGGTGGCTGTCGCCCATGCCATTAACTTTCGCGAAACTAGTTTCTCTAGTCCCTTATCTAATATATGTCTCATGCTTGACTCCTTGGTACTAATTAGCCTCGGGAGCAAAGGATGTCTAAACAACTTAAGTACAAGCTTAAAAAAACATTAAAAAACGCGGAGTTTGTACACGCTGATTTAGAGTATCACCAAGAACTGTTTGCCGAAGCAAAGGTCGAGTTTAATGAAGAAGTAACCCGACTTTTAAAAAAATTGCCCGCCGAAGAGCAGGCGCGGCTTCAAGAAATAGTAGAAAGAAAAATTTCTGAGGAAATCGCACAGAGAACGGCGACTGCAGCAAAAAAGGAGGCGGAGGAGGAGCTGCCTAAAGTAACTGAAAGCAACTGCATGGATCTTGTCACCACCGACATAGAGCCGGAGGACCGAAAGCCAGAAGAAAAAATTGATTTAGAAAAATCAAAACTTATTGAGCTTAAGAGACTCTTTCGTAAAATTGCAGAACTTACTCATCCAGACAAATTAGCAGCTAGCGGGTTTTCTACACAAGAGATAGCAAGGCTGGAAAAGATATTCAAGCGCGCGCTGGGAGCCTATAACAATGATAACTGGTATGTGGTGTACTCAATTGCTATGGAGCTACAAATCCCCCTTGATGTCGAGAGCGAAGATTACATCGATTGGATCGACGAGGACATTCGAAAAACTCTTTCAAACATTTCCAGAATTGGGAACACCGTCGCATGGATGTGGTATGTGGGTGATGAGGCTTCCAAAGCGTACGCTCTTAAAAGTTATTTCGAACAAATATATGACTATATCTATCCAGGGATCTGATCCACTACTGGCTGACGTATGCAAAGCCGTCTTTTTTGTCTATCGTAATCTCTACATCAACGATATCTTTTAGAGAGTCCACATGAGAAATGAGGATCACAGTCTTAAAATACATTTTAATGATCTGAAGGATTCGAATGAAGCCCTCCATGTTCTCGGCATCCAGAGCTGTGCCCGGCTCGTCCAGAATGAAGACGTTACCCTTAGGAAGCGAAGACACAGATAGCAGCGCCAGCCGAATTGCCATTGCCGCGACGGTCTTCTCGGCTCCTGATCCCATCTCAATTGGCCGTGGCTCATGACCGGGGTGTTTAATAAGAATGTCAAGTTTGCGGCCGTCCTCTTGGAAAAAGACATCAAAATCAACAATGTTCGACAAGACCTTTGCTATCTCGCTGTTGATAACAGGAAGACGCTTTTTGATGATATCATACGCAACACCATTCGAATGAGTACATCGCATAAATAAATCATAGGACGCGTACTCTTCCCTGATGTCGTGAAGTTCTTTCTTCTTATCATGAAGCGACTCTACCTTCTGCTCTAGGGATCCAATCTGCCGGTGATGGTTATTAATCAAGTCCTCTAAAACAAGAATAGAATTCTGCGAGCTGTCGATTACTTTCTGGACTTCGTCGCGGGAAGCCAAAAGACTCTCGATGTTCTTGATTAGATCTTTCTTTTCTTCATAGAGGCTGATTTTATTTTGTGTCTCGCTAAGCTGTGTTCTGCTGGCTTTAATCTTCGCATAAAGCTTCTCAATCGAAACCTTGTTGTCTCGCTTTTCAATTTCAATATTATTCTTATTGATGATGGTGGCGTTGTAGTTATCAATGACTGCTATCATTTCGGCCGAGTTCACCGATACTATTTTCGTCTTGTAATCCTTGGCATCCTCTATCTCTTGGATTATGTCAACCTCTAGAGACGGTAACTCAACCGAGGCCAAATGAGCGTCCTTAATAAATTGGCACATGGGAAACTGATCCCCGCAGGGTACTTCATCGAGCAACTCTACTTTTTTATTCAGTCCTTTATAGTCATTGTCCATGAGGCGCGCCCGATTCACCGTGTCATCATATTTTTGCTTGAACTCATCATGTTGCTTCTTCTTTTCTAAAAGCTCTTCAATATCAATTGTAGTAAGGAAATCATCGTAGTCCTTAAGCTTTTCGTCGTATCCCACAACCTCTTGTTTTAGCTCAACAATATTAAGATTTGTCTCTTCGATCTTATCTCCTAGGGCATTTTTCAATTCTAAGAGAGAGACAATATCCAATCTTTCAGCCGGGATAGAATCAATTTGATCTGTCAAGGCTATGTATTCCGCATGCGCGTCGGACAAGTTCTGTCGCTCGGTTGCACAAATAACCACCTCGTTGTCTAACTCTTTGCGGGCCTCTTCGCACTGAACTTCCGCGAGCGCGATATCATTATCGTAGTTAGTCTCTCCGACTCGTCGAATGAGCCCTTTAAGATCGGCGCAGTCCTCGTGAGCGAGCTTAAACTTTCTCTCAAAGATGTCTAAATCCAAGAACTTAGCCAGGATTTCTTTCCGGCGTGTAGAACCCTCTTTAATGAACGATAAACTGTCGAGTTGGCTGGACATAGATGTGAGCAAAAAGTCTTCAACTGTCCCGAATCTCTTACGAATATGGGCGTCTGTCTCGTTGCGTGTCGTACCATTGAGGCTTACAGTTTCTCCTGCAACGGGGTCTACACCACTAAAATCTAAATTGGTGCGCGCCTCGTTGGTTACTTCACCCTTAAGCTTCTTCACATACTTCGTTGAATCTCTCTCAATTGTATAAACCTTCTCTCCTACTTGAAGTTCCACCACTCCTCGACAATCTTTCCTATTCTGATTGATGATGTTATAATTTTTCCGCTCGTTCTTAGAGGTAGTATTGAACATTGTATAGAGCAGCCCATCAATAATGCTAGACTTTCCAGAGAAGTTCTTTCCGAAAATGCCCACAATGCCATTTAGGTTTGTAAAGTCGACGCTATTGCCTTCTCCGTAGTTGAATAAATTGTCCCACTCAAACTTGTTAATATTCCAGTTCACATTACGAGCAACCTCTTCGGTCTCCTCAATCTGTGAGTTGTACTTCCGATTAAGTTCAAATACGCGTTCAAGCATTTCCTCGGTCGGCTGATAGTCAACGAGATACTCACGGATTAGATTCTCTTGCACACCCTTGTCTCGCAGGTTCTCCACCTTAAAACCAGTACCGATCTCAACCGTACCGCGCTGGCCGGCAGCTCGATTAAGAAATGTAATACTCTCGGGCTTAAAGCGATGCTTGGCAACCTCTACAGCCTTACGCATAACATCAAGCGGCAGGTTATTGTTGCTCACAAGACGTAGGCGCGCGTTGGCTGGGACAGTTGTCCCCCTAGGCATTCGCCCCTTTGGCGTGAGTTCAATTGTTACGAAAGGCTTGGGGTTGAGCAAAACATGGTGACTCACGCGAAACTCATCTTTGTCTTCAATTTCCCAAATCAAGAATCCCTTGTCGTTTGTCTCGCCGTGATTCTGTTGAACAGTTGAGCCACAATACCTCACGCGACCTTCTGTGTCTAGAATTTGATTGGTCTTGTGAATGTCACCAAGCAGGGCATAGTCGTGACCACCAAAGATACTCACATCGTGATCTCCGTGAGTCATGACCCAACCGGTGTCAGTTTTGACGCCGGACACAGAGCCGTGATAAAGTGCGATGTTAATTCTATCAGGATCACTTGGCATCACCCAATTATCCTCGTCAAAAACCGAGAGCACATTGAAGGCGATGTGCGGCCCTACAAGGACTTCTCCTGCATTCTTGAGCAGATGTAGGTCCGGTAGGTTTAAAGCCTTCACAATGGGCGACAGGGCGTCCTGACGGGTACTGTTCTTTAGGTTGCCGTCGTGGTTCCCCAGAATGATGTAGGTTGGTGCGATTTTCGCTAGATTTGCGAAGAAGTCGGAGC